TTGATTACTTCATTCATTGCTGTCTCTAGGTGGAGTTCGCGTGCAATAACTTTATGGTCAACATCACCTGTAACGTATCGTCGACCTTCTGAATCGACTGTATAGGTAGGCCAAGCCCCGCTAAGTATTGTGTTATTTGCCATATCTCTTCATTCTCCATCTGCCAAGAGGCGTTTAAGTTCGTCATCAATTCCTACCATACTAGAGTCAACAATCATATCTTCTATTACTTCTACCACAGTAGAAGGGCTAGTCTCAGCAGTAAACAAAGTCATATAGGTTGACTGTGTTATATCTTTAATCTGTTCTGGCTCATTCGCATAGCGGTACATGCACCGTAGTAGCGAACCAATTAGCAACCTATACCCATTAGGTAGTACTAATGCTGGGTCAAACTCTTCATCATCTTCTAATAGATGGTCAGTTGCATCGAAGACATTATCAAATTGCTCACCACATTCAGGGCAATCCTTTGGTTTATTCTTCACTATTTAACCCCATCTTTTCTTTAATGAACTGCGCACCGTATTTGGTGTATGCAGAATTAACATCTTCCCCGTCTCCGAATCCAACAATAGTGACTGGCAACTCTCGAGCAAGACTGTTTGCGAATTCTCTACCTGGTCCGTCACCATCCGCAAATACGAAGACCCGTTCAAAGTCAGCAAGCAATCGTGTGTAGTGTTTCTTCCATGAGTTCGCACCAGGAACTCCAACACAAGGTATGCCAACACAACGAGACATAGTAAGGGTATCCAGTTCACCTTCACACACTCCAATCCAATCGCCTGCGCGTTCGATATCTAATACATTGTACATCCTTGTATCCGCACCAACCATGCCCATATACTTTGGTTCAACAGCAGGGTTAAGCGAACGAAAACGTAAGTCAACTACACCAGTCTTGGTTACGTACGGTATCGCTAAGCGACCAGCGTATGCTTCGTGTCCTGGTTCAGGCTCCGCGACTACGCCTAATCGAGCCAGCCGTGCTATCTCTATTGTTATACCCCTGCTTCGAAGGTAGTCTTCGGCCAGATAGATGCTTGCCTGGTACTTGCGAGTTGCCGTGTCCAAGATTTCCTTCTGCAAATTTTGCTGCTTCACGTATGCTAATCCCTTCTTGCTTAGAAATAATTTGTAAACTGTTACCTTGTACACCACAAGCAAAGCAAACAAATAGATTGTCATCTAAGTTTGCAGTACCTGATTGGTGTGAGTCACCATGGAAGGGACACTTCAGGTTAGCCTGACCATGGTCACGACGTATGCTAGCACCGTAATGCTCAAGCACCGCCTTGATACTTGGCAGGTCATTCACCGAATATGTCTCCTAATCTAAATACTAAGTACGCATCTGCTATTGACTTGCCCCTGGCTTTAATGATAACTGCTGCCGTAATTTCGCTTCTCTGTAAGCCTCGAGCCTCCGCATAATGGGTGGCTTCGAGTTGCGCTTCTTTACTCCAACCGCTGAGGTCGATGCGATTCGATGCACCTGGGGCTTTTGCTTCAACGATTCCAATTGAGCCAAGGAAATCCGAAGAGACAACAATGTCTCCCTCATCTCTTGCACCTGTTCTTGCAAGTCGTTCAGCACTGTATCCATTTGTGCGAAACCAATCTCGTAATTCTGATTCAAAGGTTGCTCCTCTTTGCTTGTGTGATTTTCTAGTTGTCATTTTCCCACTCCGATAATCTACAATCTTTGCATAAAATTATTGGATAATTTACTCCAATTTTTAAGTATGCGTATTCATTGCACCCTGAACGCTGACATCTGCGCCTGTAAGCGCCATTAGGTAGCATTATACGTTCTCGGGTATATCATCAATGAACATATACTCAGGATTAAATGCTACCCAAGTCATAAGTCCTCCTCCAGCATCGGCTCTTCCGTATCTATTCTTAACAGGTGCGACACCCATGCTAGTACCAACGACGCCAAGGGTACATATAAGAGCAGGAAGTTGAGCAACCTTACCCTGAATCGCCGACCTCGGCTGACATGGGTTTCCTGGGACTGCCTCACTGGTGTGGTGAAGGACAACAACTGCAGCATTGGTCGCTCTCGCAAGGTACTTCAACTCCTTCATAATTGCACGCATGGATGAAAACTCTTCGCCACCATCTGTGGCTACATCCATTAAATTATCTACAACAATAAGAACTGGAGGACAACCCCATAGTTCTTCAAACGCTTGTACTTCCTCATCAATATCTTGAAGAGATGGTGCTGATTCAAATGACCAAACTATATGACTGCCTCTTGATAGAGTTGCCTTAGTCCAACCAATATCCGTAGTTAACATACCTTCAACATCAGACTGGGACTTACCAGAAATCATTGAGGCTAAACGCATAGCCATTGTATGTGCATTTGTATCTGCTGAAATATAAAGTGTTGGCACTTTCATCTTAAGCGCAAGCGCTAATGCTAGTGTCGACTTTCCAACCCCTGGTGCTGCTGCGAACATCGAAACTTCTGAACGTCTAATAATAATTTTGTTATTCTCGAATGCCTTAAAGCAACTAGGGAGCGGTTCGCCACCAATACTGGCACGACCAACTGAGCGGACAAGTGTACGCATCCTGACTCCTTCCCTTCCTTATAAAAGGAACGCAGCCACCGAGATGGCGTTACTTGATGACTGCGTCCCATTGATTATTTCTTTTTTAGTTTACTGGCTTGCATTGGTCTGGCGTCCCCTGAGGGGTTGGACATGCCCAGAAAGCGTAAGGCTTCCCACTCGTCTTGCTTACTCCCTGTCGGAAGATTCTCGCTCCGTGAATACACGTTGGGCTGGCTGTCCCTGAAGGGGTTATCGCGCTTGGTGGTTGTGCGATGGTAGGCATCTGCCCCTGGGTTGGAGCGAAGGATGTGGATGGCGCTGTGTTTTGAGTTGAACTTGTGGTCCCCAAAGGGGCTACCGTATAAGCACCCACAATAAGTTTCTGTACAGCAGCGACTTGATGTGAGTAGTCTCCGACACCTTCAAGTAGTATGCTTAACTCATCAGCCGTGTTGGCTCTGACATTAATCATATCACCCGCTGGTGTCTTGTATGATACTTGCAGTTTCCATTCTTCCATATGTTATCCTATCTTAGTTGAGAAGGTACAGAACTCTGTAACTCCGCATTTATATTGGCAGTTGTTTGTATTAGGTAAAAATATTTTGGCCTTACGGGCCTTGTCGAAACCTGTGACAAGATATTCTAACTTCTCGTCCGTATACTTGTCAAGGTTTACCATCTCAGAAACACCGTGCTGGCGTGACATCCAGTACGTCCCCCACTTTATATCTACACCAAAGACTTTCTTTATTCCCACTTTATAAAAGCCAAGTTGTAGTGTATTAGTAGGTGTCTGCTGAGAAGTCTTAAGGTCGACTATAACTAGTTCCCCATTAACTTCGAATATCCTATCAAGAATCATCTTAACAGGTACTCCACCAAACTCAGGCATCAAAGCCAACTCGATAGCAGGAACACCATCAGGTGTCTTCCAAATCTTCCAGTGTGGATTTGCTTGACGCCAGTCAACATAAGCCTGCACCCATTTAGGTCCAGTCTCTTGCCAGAACTTAACGTCTTCCTTGTTTGGATTAGCCTTGGTTGCCCTTCCCCCAACACGTGCGTTGGTTAAGTCAGTATCACCAAGTTCTTCTGTCCAGGCTTTAGCCCATAGTTCATTCTGCATTTTCTAAATCCCACAATTCTGTAGCCCTATGAAATGCTGACCCACCTACCGACCATACTGATGGTGCTTCTGGTACAGTAAGCAATCGTGTCAGGTAATACTGAAAACCACAATCGATATAGGTTGTGAATGCAGAGTAACTTACATGTTCAGGTAAGTCGTAGTCACCAATTTGTATCGTCATTGCTATAGTATAGCAGATATCCTAAGTCATGAAGGTAGGCAGCCTACCGACATCATTCGGATTGTCGTGTATAATTAAATATAATATATAATATATACCCCCGAAGGGGGTTATATAATGTATATAATAATATATATTATACTATAGGAGAATACATGTTAGAGGTAGTGATTGGTAGTGCGTTAGCCCTTGCTGTTCGTGACTTAATTTATGAACTGATTGACCGATACCAGCATTATAAATTTCAGAAAGACTCAAGGGTATGGCGGGACCTTTTTGAGGATATAGTAGCGGACGATGGGGACTTCGACTAACCCCTAGAAACGCCAAAGAACCCCCCCAACCTAGGGTAATTACCTTAGGAAGGGGGGTTCTTGTCTGTATCGGCCTGCTAGGGGCCTATAATGGGGTTACTTGGTAACGCGTCCAAACTCTGTGGCTTTAGGGTCAAGTGCCTTTAGGACTGGACCAGCAACTGCTGCTACCGCTACTGCGAGTAGAGCCTTAGGGCTTGTCTCTCCTGCCATATACAACGCTAATGCGGAAGCAAATGCTGCACGCAGATAAGTTGTAGCCATTGCTTCTAGTTTCTTCTTGTTCATTGGGGAGTTCCTTTACTTTAGTTTCATCTTGATTACACGTGCTTTTACCTGTTCAGGCGTTTCTACTATTTCAAAATGCATATCATCTTTGCGAGTCTTATAGGTATAGCCTGCGCGTAACCCATATTTCTTGCAAAGAATATCTAATACCTTGCGCTGCTCAACAGTGAAGGTGTTCTCCTTGCCAAGCGGATGCTTGGCTGCATTAAGGTCAATAGCAGTACCAGATGAATGGTTAGACAAGTCTTCTGTCTGACCACGAACTTGGCGATATGCGTATGACCAGTCATCAAATGCTCCTTCTTCAAGGGGTTCAACATTGATGTGAAATTCAGCAGCAAATGCTGCTAATACTGGACCACAGATTTCATTACATTGTAATTTAATTTTAGTACCTGCAACAAGGAAGTGTTTGACATTGATTGCTTCTTTATCTTTAGATGCAACCCAACCATTTTGGCTATGTTCAACTGTCATTATTCGTCCTTGTCCATTGGGTTTCTAATAGGGTAAGTAACAGCCCAGAAGAATAGGGTTGCAAAGATAGCAACACCAACAACTTGTTTGGCAGAACCATCAAGGACTACCCAGGCAATAAACATACCTAGTAATGTCCAGAGTTGTTCAACCATATCTCTTAGTATTTTCATTCTTTGCGTCTCCTTACGCCTTTAGATTCTGCTGCTCCCCCGCCTCCACCGCTAGGTGAACTTCCACCACCGCTAGGAGAACGGGCTGCTCCGCCTGCTGCCATACCTGCTGCAGATACTGCAGCCTGTCCAGCAATAACCGATGCAACAATTGTTTGTTCTGATTCGTGACGTTCTTCATCTGACATATCTGCACCAATACTGGTTATAGCAAGCAATGCTTGCGCTGGGTCAGTAAAGATTGCGCTAATAAGTTCTGCAGGGTTTTCAAGTATTACAAGTGCTGCTGCTACCTCTGCTGTAATGACTACTTCGTTACCGTCTTTATCTTGACGTACTTCAACTGGAGTCTCTGGAGGTAGGTCTGCATATGTAAGCCCAGCATCTGCTATTGCTGCTGCTGTTACTGGTTGACCACCCGCTGCTTCAATAATTGCTTCTGCAACCATGGCTTTTTCTTCCTCGGTTGCATTCCCATCCACCACCATAGGAGGTTCTGGTTCTACCATAGGTGGTTCAGGTTCTACCACGGGAGGTTCTGGTACAACTTCAGGTGCAAGTTCAGGTATAACTTCAGGCTCAGGTTCCACGACTGGAGGTTCAGGTTCAACAACGGGTGGCTCTGGCTCTGCAGCAGGGGGTTCAGGTTCAACTAGCGGAGGCTCAGGTTCAATCTCTGGTGTTGGGTCTGGCTCTAGTAAAGGTTCTGGCATTAGTTCAGCCCCAGGTTCTGGAGCAGGGGCTGGAGGCTCTGGTGTAGGCGCAGGTTCCTCCCTAACAACTGGAGGCTGGGGTACTACAATAGGAGCAGGATTAGGAATTACAGGAGGTTCTGGTGTTACAACCGCTGTTGATGTATCAATTACTGTCGGGGTTTCTATCACTACTGTTGTTGTCTGCTGTGTTACGGTTGATGTATCAACAGG